CTTGCTTTGCCATTTTTAATCGTGTTCTTAATTGATGTAAGTCCTATATCAGACTCTCGGTGTATCTTATTCATAGACGTACCCTGCATATGTATACGCATCATTTTTGCATCATACCAATGGAAGTCCTCCATCTCCTGCTCCATCATATCTAGGAGCTTGTCCATAGCTATCTTGTACTCGCTGTGGTCTTCATCTTCGATGATGTCGTGAGTCAAGTCCTCAATGCTGACCTTGTTGATTCGCTTCTTGGTGCGCTGGTATTTGAGTGCCGTGTTGATACAAGATCTATATACATAAAAAAAGTTAAGGGAGTCCTCCTCGTAAAAGTTGGTTCTCCCTTCTGCTTCTAATTCTAGTAAACGTACAAACACCATCTGAACTATATCAGAGGCTATCTCATACGACCCATCACAGTACTCCTTAATAAAGCCTGTGAGTCTCTTAAAGTTCTCCTTGTAGAATGTTTCTATGTTCCCCACGACACTTGCACCATAATCAAACCTATGCCGATTTGTACTAGGTGCAGTCCTTTGTATTCATCTGTCGCTTCATAGTAGGCGTAGTTGATGCCTACCATAAGCCCTGTCAATGGACTAAACTCTATCTGCATACTGGCTTAGGTTTTTATTTTCCTTCTGTAATATACGATTATTTTCAAGTAAATCGATAGTCCTGTTTTTCAAGTTATTAACTTCCGCCTCCAGCTCTTGTATTCTCATCTTGTGTCTAGTGAGCGTAGCTACCAGCTTGTTCCTAGCCTTGATGTCCTTCGTAGGGTTGCTGTTCCAGACATCTTGTGCTACCTCGTAGAAGTGCTGGTACATCTTAGACCAGTTGTAGTTGTCCTCGTGGTTGTTAATGGCGTGTAATACTGTTGCGTGATTCCTCTCAAATATCCTGCCTATCTGCATTAGAGTCATCTGGTTACGCATCACGACCATCATTGCTGATCGTGCAAAGACTTGGTCTTCTTGGCGTGTGTTGTTAGGGATGACTCCGATGAGTTCGTAGTATTCACTTAGTACTGGGCTTAAATCTTCCATTTGATTTGTTTTTCTTTTTCTATTATACGTTGGAAGGGGATTCTATGTAGTCCCCCTGTTGAGGTGTTGCGTACTATGTAGTAGCTGCCTCCTACTTCTATGTCTGGCTCATCGCCATCGACTCTAGTCTGTAGTGCGATGTGAGTCTCTAGGCAGATGAACTCCATACCATTAATCTCAAACCGCTGACCGTTCAGCATCTTCCTTTTAAACTCCATCCATACACCCCTCTAGGGCTTTTTGTAGTTTGACGTTTTCCTTCTTTAAGTCATACACCTCCTGCTTCAGTTTGCCATTCTCAATCTGTGCATCTAGTATCAGCTTGTCTAGTGTGGTGAAGTAGTCGGTGATATGTCTATAAACTGCTGCGGTGTCGGAGCAGATATGAAATACCTCCCATAGTTGCTCTTGATTCATCGGCTCTTGGTTGCCTAGCTCTTGGCTGAGATAGGTCAGACACTTGTACAGCTCGGCTTCTTTCTCTAGGTAGTATAGCCTGTTACCCTCAAAATGGAGACTCATCTATTATGCGTTCTTTGGTTATTAAATCTAATCCTTTTATCTCGAATCCACAGTTGCCTGTCTTTGATCGTAGTCGGATAGGGTCATTTAGTGCGGTAGGTCTACCGCCAGACTCTAGCTCCTTGACCTTACGAATATGCACATCAGTATATATCCAGTCCCTCTCGTGTGAAATATAGCGATGTATGCAGATAAATTCATCAGAGCGGTTCACGAACTTACCACCACCCTCTACATCGGATGCCATCACAGGCATCGTATGTCCACTATATGGATGGCTACCTGTGTGTACTTTCCTCAAGGCTTGAGTCACAGGATGCGTATTGACTATGGTCGTGACTCGGTACTCCTTACAGAACTTGCGGATATTGCTGGTCACTTCGTAGTGGTACTCGTGAGTACTTCCTGCTATTACGTTATCCTTCTTTATGGTTAGCGAGTTGTAGGGGTCTATAAGGAATCCCTCGAACTCCCAAGCATCGTATACCTCTCTAGCTATCTGTAGCAGCTCGAAGGCATCTACGATAAGCTCTGAATCTAAGAACGCCCAATGTGCTTGAACGTATGAGTGATGTCTCCAGAAGGTAGGCTCGTCAATCATATTGATAGGCTTACCAGCTAGGAACTCTATGAGCTTACGCTGTAGACTTTGTACCTCGTTCTCTGACGAGTATACTAGCCATCGTGTGCCGTTCTCTAATGTGTGTAGCAGTTGTAGGTAGGTCATCGTGTGGGTCTTCCCCACGTTGGCGTGACCTGTGACAACGATGAAGTTGCCCTTCTTGAATCTTAAGTACTCGTCTATATCTGGCACTCCGAACTTGGATGCCTCTGCAATCTTTCCCTCTCTCGCTCTCTCTAGGTAGGTTAGGGTTTTGCTAGTGTCTATTATGTGTTGGTGAATCATACCCCTAAATTAACATTCCATTTTTAATATCCTACAGGAAGGACAAAAAAAAGAGGAGTATTTCTACTCCCCTTGCCTAACACAATCAAAAGTCTAAAATCTAAGACTTACTTTGTTTCTGCTTCGGTAATTGTATATGTCCTCAAGTAGTGTGAGATATTGGGTTGTATTAACGCAATGTACTAGAGCAGTAGGTTGTAAGTTTATCTTGCTTATAAGCTGTGAGAACTCAAAGTTCTCGTTATTGTACAGCGTAATTAATGCTCGAACAAATGCTTGTCTGTTTGCGCTATCGTAGTATTGCTTAATGATGTTAACCCAGTCAGCAATAGTCTCTGCTCGTTCGTGATGTACTGCCTTCCAAGTACCTAGCTTTACTGCCTTAGTATGGCTAGAGCTGTCGTTACTTAATAAGGCAAGAGCTGAGGTTATATTTAACTCTGTACGAGATAGGAAGTCCTTGAGGTAGATGTATTCCTTTAGCCCCATATCAGCGTAGCCCTCTATAAATTCTATCATAGTCCAGTTCTTGCTGTTCTGATTTAGTCGGTGTACCTCGTTTAGTCCATATCCTTCTGCTACGATGTAGCGTAGAGGTAGCTTCAACTCGCTACTGATTCGTAAGCGGTGCTGTCCGTCAATCACTTGGTGCTTCTCGTTTACAATGATTGGACTGATAAGCAACTCTTCCTCCATTGACTTCTTTAGTCTAGCGAGGTGTAGTTCATTTAGTGGGCGATTCCCACCAATAGCTGTGAACATTGAATAGTTCTTGGTTTCTTTTACTTGCATAAGCATTGGTATTAGAAGTGAATAAAAAAGGGAGGACTAGCCTCCCATCAAATTAAAACGGCAACCCGTCAGTAGTAGCCTGTCCGTTTGTGGCAACTTCCTCTCTAGCTGAGAAGTGCGTCTGGTATGTGGTGTCCTCTTGCTTAGATTCGAGTACCCACTCTACAAAGCTGTCCGCTACCTTTAGCACATCGGTACTTTTAGCACCCTTGTCCTTTAGTAAATCGACTGCTGCTTTAAGGCAGCTCTGCTTTACAATCATCTTTTGCTTGTCATCGCCTCCCGATGAGTAGCTAGGCGTATAGCCTCCTTGTGCATACACAGGCTTGATCTTATTGCCGTACTGTGTGTTGCTCAACTCGTACTCCACCTCTTGACCTACAACGAATTTGTCTTGGTCTGGCTTCACAGAGGAGTACTCGCCAGAGTCTCCATTGTCCATAGACACAAAGAACTTATACAAAGTCTTTCCATCTCTCAGTTGATAGTCTCCCTTCGGAGATACCGATACTACTTTTGCTTTCATAATTGATTGTTTAAAGTTTCTAATTGTGCATAGTGAGCCTCTAGCATAGCTGCTCTCTCTTTGAGCCACTCGCTACCTATCTGGTCAGCGAAGGCTTCTAAGTCGTCAATGACTTGGTAGAAGTTGTTTTCTGTATTCATCTCTCTAAGAATTTAGAGCTAAACTATACAGAACAATTTAATTATCCTAAATTATTTGTGAATTATTTTTCCCTCTACCACGATTTGGCTAGAGTTCTTAGGTAGGTCGAGGGCTGGTTCAATGACCACAGCCTTGATGAATTTCTTGTTATCGTCTACTACCATCCCTGCATCTACTAGGGCATCCTGCGTGAACTTGATAGCCATTATGCAGTTGTCTAGGTCATATCGGTAATTGACTCTAGCGGTAATAGTACAGTACTCAAATTGGAAGTCGTAGTCTAGTTGGTCGGTCACGACCTTCTTCCATTTAGTCTTCTCCTTGCTCCTAAACGTCCAATGCGGAGAGGAGTAGAACTTGTTGAGGCTGGGTATCTTGCCAAGCTCTATGACTATCTTGGTATGGTCAGATATCATTAGCCATCAATCTAAGACCCATCTCTGGGTCAATCTTAGCTATCTCACCTATGAGCTGTAGCTCTCGTTGTTTCGCTTCCTGCTTCTCCTGTTCGGTACTGTCGATACCTATGTTCGTGTAGATACTAGCCATCTGTCTTAAGATGTCATCAATAGCAGGGTTTCTCATAAAGTCAATCATTTGTATCTAGTCCAGTACCTTACGGTGTTCTGGTCGTAGAATCCGAAGTGTGATAGGAGGTGATTGGTATAGTCATCCTGTACCTCCTTGTTTTCGATCTTGTGCCAATGGCTACGCCAGTCGATTACATTTTTTTTCTTGCCCATAATAGTATAATATATTATATTATTATATTATTATTATATATATTATTATATAATACCCCCCTTTAGGGGGGGTTATATATATATTACTTAGTAAATAACTTACTTATATACTTAAGTAATAGAGCAATACTAATCAAAATAAATGAGATAGACAATAGGTACTTCCAGTTGTTATAATTCTTTTTTTCTTCATAAACAACTTGAGGTACTTTGACTACCTTCTCAATTCGTATCGTATCTGGTAGACACTCAGCATCTACCATAATCGTATCGTGAATACGCTTTATCTTAACTCTAACAGCGTTTCTCTCTAAAGTGATGGTATCTATCGTCTTTAAAATTAAAGTGTCTCTAAGGGCTTTATTTTCGGTTATGATTATTGTGTCCACTTTTACCGCAACCGAGTCTAGTATCGTTGGGTCTTTTGCAATCGCACGTTTCAGGTGATACTTCGCACCACAAGACACGAGGAGCAGGGTGATTAGCCCTGCCCCTATTGTTCTTCCTACCCATCTAGCTACCACACGCTTCACAGTCTTCTGGGTTTTCTATGTTGCAGCTTGGCTGCTCCTTGTTTTCTAATTCATTAACAAAGTCCTCGAAGTCATTCGAGAATCCAAAGTCGGTGTTATTCATCTATTCTTCTCCTTTAGCTGCTTTGACTACGTTGCGGTATCTCTTTCTAGCTTCCTCGTATGTTGCTAGTACTTTCTCGTCTAGATCAGTAAAGCCTAACCAATACCCCCAGAATCGCTTGTGTGTCTCTTTGATCCACAGCCAGAATACTCTTAAGTGTTTCATTGTTATCTCATTTTTAATAGTTCATTCTCTTTCTCAAGATAGTCTACCTTCACACGCAGGGCAGATACCTCTTGCGTTAGTGTGAGTACTTGGTCTCTTAGCTCGTCCTTCTCATTAGCACTATGAGCTAGTAGCTCCTCAAGGTTTCTGACCCTAGCCTTGAGGTCATCCCTGTATAGTGTGGTGTCGTTGTTTGCGTTATCCTCTTTGCGCTCTTCAGCTTTCATCTTCATTCTATTGGTGTAGAAGGTGAATGCTGCACCACTACCTAGTACCGTAACTGCCGTGACTGCTATTTGTATCCAAGCCTCCATTATCTCCTATCTCTGTGTATTCTTTCTGCGTTTAATCTACGCACCACACCCCAAGCAGAGAAGGCAAGGACAAACCAGCCCCAATGTGTGGGCGATGCAAATATCGTACCCTGTATAGTGTACATCAAGAAGGTAGCGAAGTATGCACTCATAGTCAACATACTAGCTTTCATACGGCATTCTAAGTCCTCGTTGGCTACGCAGTACAACTGGAACAAGCCAAAGCCAATACACACTAGGTTATATATCGGCATCCACCCTATCTCCATTATGGTTACGATAGGAGAAAGAACAGCAAGGCATACCGCCAGAGTTATCTCTGTAGGTTGGCTATCGCTGTATAGATAGATGCTTCTTAGTTTCTTGCCTAGTGCTTTGATACGTTTCACTTCTTTGCGAATTTTTCAAGTCCTGCAATACCGAAGCTACCCAGAGTTACTATGAGGAAGCTATTGTACACAAAGTCATTGATCGGCAGATGACTACCGAAGAACCCTGTGACTACATCTACCAGCATCACAATAACCATAATAGCAAACGACAGGAAGCCTATGATAGTCTTCTCGTTGTAGTCGTTACTGTTCTTGAATATCTCGGCAAACTTTATCATTCCTCTATCAAGTGTGCAAACTTCTCCGACACTTGGAAGCTCGGACAAGCCTTTGCTGCAAATTCGTTGTGTCCTGCTAGTTTAGCATTTGGGTACTTATCCATCAAGCCCTTGAGCAATGACTCCATAGAATCCAGCTGCTCACCGAATAGGGTATCCTTAGGCTTCATATCTTCGTCACAACCTCCTACATAGCATACGCCTATAGAACGTGCGTTCTGTCCCTTTGTATGCGCTCCGCTAACATCTAAGTCTCTACCGTGTCCAATAGTACCATCTAGCTCAATAACATAGTGGTAGCCTATATCTGACCACCCTCTGCCGTTAACGTGCCAGTCTTTGATAGTCTCCGTTGATACGTCACGTCCTTCTGGAGTTGCTGCACAATGGATAATGATGTAGTCTATTTCTCTCATTCTTCGTCTACTTTAGTTATGTTTCCGATTCCTTGATTCCACATCTCTCCCTTGCAGCACTCACGGCTGTATGTATTCTTGTCTTTGCACAGGCAGCCTCTACGCTTGTCCTGTGGTACGTTCCATCTAGGTCTCATATCTTAGGTGTATGTATATTCAAGTGTTGCAGCAGCTGAATACCATAAGCCGTTTGTATTGAAACGAATAGTAACCAAATCACCCGAAGTGAATGTAGCATTACTACTAGTCAATGTCTGCGTTATTGTAGTGTATGCAGCATTCGAGTGGTCTATGAACTCACCTGTCCAAACTACGCTTCTATTTATTTCAACTCTAAAGCGTGTTGAGGTTGCTGTCATCGTACCACCATTCTGCACACACTTGAACATTATTTTACTAACATATCCTGCACCTGTAACTACAACCCCTTCGGCATTTGATGCAGCTTGACTACCCTCCGAGTATCCGTTTATTGGGAAGAAGTACCAAGAGGTGTCCACATTAGAGCTGTGGTACATAGCACTTTCGACACGCCATATATCGTCACCACCTCCGCCTCCTATGTTGCTAGGGGCTATCTTGACATTAGTAGTGCCGTCATATCCTACCAAGAAGTCTACATTGGCGGTATCGGTTCTAGTAGTAAAGTCGCTGAACTTTTTGTTAGCCATCGTTATAAGGTTTTGATTGAGGTGTTCATAAAGAAGCTAAGTTCATCTTCCGCCTCTTGGTCAATCGCTGCTACGCCATCAGCACCCAAGTCAGTAGTAACCCATCCGAGTACTACCTCTTCTGTAAGGTCTGCAAAGGGTACGAAGTCAGTGATGCTTGAGGTGTCAATAGTTGCCTCTTTAAACAACGCATACGAACCTTCGTTACCTGTAGCAGTTACATTGTAGTTTACCAAGTAGATGACATCGCTATTGCCGTCTAGCGTGTTGTATACCATCACATTTCTTATCTTCCAAGTGGTAGCCATATCTTACTCTTCTTCGTTAAACCAATCAATAGGTA